GTACGTTTCCACACCATCTACCGTTCCCTATGTTGTAACGCCATAGGCCGTTCCGTTAACCGTAAGATTTATCCTTACAGTAATTGAGACCGGTCACTTGTACCAGTAAAGACACTTAGTGTCATCATCGACTGTCATCAAACTAAAACTCGCTATAATATTTCATGAACCTACTATTCCTATACGTACATAGTTTATTACACTTGTGACAATGCCTTGAATGCTTCAGGATATGTCGATGTTTATAATCCTGGATATTGCGAGAATAATTTCTTTATACATTGTCTAGTCTGTTCATCTCCTACAGCTTATTATATATTACATATTTACGCGTTATTAGCTGTAGGCACAAATTCATATTAATACGCTAAGTCTATCTTAATAGAAGCTTGTGATGAGAAACCTGTGCATAACACCGCAAAAAAGTTTTAAACGTATTAATCTGGAGCAGATCCAATAAACGTATCCGTTCTTTAATTAAACGGTAATAACATTCTATACTAAGTATAAGCATTACCTGTACTATACAAATCTGCAACACTCATAGTATTTCTTTTAACACCATCGTATACATGTAACCTAGTTTAATCTACTATATAAGCCATTTCTATAATTCCTGCTTAATTGTTACTAACTATGGGTGTAATGTTTACTGAAAACGCAGATACCCTGACTGTATTAAGTATGCCTGCCGTTTTAGGCTATGCCCAAGGCGCAGCTATTAGTGGTACAGGTACTGATTAGGTTCCTTAAGTTGGATCGAACGTGGAATCAACCATATAAGCTATAACTGCTATATCATATGGATTTATTAGTATTAAGCCGTTTCCCATAGTGTTTAACTATATGGTATTAGATTATAACTCACTACCTAACGCTGTTTTTATAGAGTATTCAAATGGTATTCTACATCTAGGTTTTTCTGGCAATACATATGTTATAATAGCGTCCAAGTTTATTAGATTTGTACTCGGTAAAATTTCATTAATAGTACGTTTGTATTACACTCGCGGGTCTACATCTTCATGATCTTGTACTATTATGCCTGCATCATTTCCTAACCATTAATCTATTTTGGGTTACACGTATTTATCGTATAACCAGTTGGCAGCTTTACCCCCGTATTTTATGATTGTAGGTAAGTGTTATTTTAAAATGTCTACCCAGTCGTCCAACAGTACTATATGCCGTATTTTTTCTCTATCTTAAGGAGTCCAACCTTTTATTTCATTCTAAAATCTTTTCTACATTGCGTCTATCTCTTCTTTATCTATAAAGTGATGTATTTTCTATTAGATAAGTTACTATTCTTCATATAATGCTTATTAATTAACTCTCTATTTATAATCTTTAATCTCGGGCGCTTGTTACTTGATCTCTCTAGCAGGTATATCTTTAAATGGTTTAACTACGTCTTCAATTTTAGATAAAGCTTCTTTTATAAGATCCTACTACTATTAATTCCCTTCTTTTAACATAGTCGCGATTAATTCTGGTGTATGTTTTTAATTAGTAAGCTAACTAAGTTTAGTATCGAAATCTTTTTAAATAAGTTGTAACTATTAATTAATATATAATTTATTATTAGCAAAATTGCGGTATTTATTTATTCTACGCTTCTTTTCATCTACTGTATATTATTTCTTTTCTCTATTTTATTCTTATTATAAGTCTTACATTGTTTATTTTGTCTCTCTGCAATAGATGTATAACATTCGTCGTAACCCGGTCGTAAGCTCTAGGTACCTGCACTAATATAATTACCTTCCCTACTGTATGTTATTATTGGACTAGGAGGTCTAAATAAAGTACTAATATATATTTTTTATGAAAAGTCTGTAATTTAATAAACCTGTTAAATAACTTAATCGTATTCTTATATAGTAATTCCCAAAAAATTACAGGTATACATATCTATTTTGTCTTATAATTCCCTACAAATTATTTTTTTTTTTAACGATATCTTATTAAGTTATGCCGCGTGTAAAGCTTTTTCATAGTCATAAGGTTAACCTAATTATATTTTCTTTTTTGCTATAGCTTATATTAATCTACAATTATTTTCATTAATTTATATCATTCCCGTCAAATAAGAGTGTTTGTATTAATTTTCACATATGGAATAATTGTTACCTGAGAATACGTTGCTACCAAATAAATTCTTTTCTATAGCTCTAATCATACATATATCTTTTATGTCTCTTGATAATTTTATTATTACTTTAGAACAGAATTAAAAATCCCATTCATCTTCTCCCCTTTTATAATCCTTAATCACTATTCCAACACCATTTTTATTAAGACAACTACTCTTGCAAAATACTTTATCGCACCTACTAAAGTCATTATCTAACTATCTAGCTGTAAATCTCTCAAATATTTCTTCATATTTCTTATATAAACTATGTATAATTGTAGGTATGGTATCATCTCCTGCAGCAGAAACTTTGAATGTATTATTAACAGGATTTTTATAATGTTCTATTTCAGTGTCGTTAACGTTTTTTATAATAGCATTCTGCAGCATAAGTACTGTTAATGTGTTAAATAAAGTAGTTAACCAACTTAACCCGGACTTGGTAGTTCCCTTACACCTATATGTAGAAAATATTTTTTATTTGTCACGAAATTTGTGTTCCAATATCAAGTCGTGTATAACTCTATACATTTCTTCCTAAACATATTACTACTACTTATGAGGTATATTTAAATGTTACATAATAGGAATTAAGAATTTATCTAAAAATTACTAATCTACAGCTCTTATTATTTCTATATGCCTAGTAGCATCAAATCTAGATCCATCTTACGTATATGTGTATGCTTATTCCTTCAATGTAGAAAATTCTTTGTGCTTCTTTTCTATAAATTGTTCACTATTCATACCGTGTATAAAACCTGGAAACATTATTTTCATTACTTTTATCATAAAAGCTGCTACATACGCTGGTAAGGCTGAAGCTTAGTGATTAGGTGCTAAGAATAGTCTAGGTTCTGAATCTTTAGTATAAATAATATTATTATCAATATGATAATATTATTTCTATACAAGTGTTTCTTTCTTAGCGTTAGCATACAACTATATTCTAAAGTCCGATTTTTTACAATCATGTGACATTTATCTATTATATACACTTCGAATTTTAGTTAATTTGGAACTGGTAAATTAGTTTCTCTCTTATATATAATCTCCAAAAGAGTAATTGCCCACTTTCTAAATCAGTTCTAGTACGTCTTGCTAATTATACTGATTAAGTATACCTTATGTATGCAGTTTCAATTAATTAATATAATAAGGACATGGTGTAGCAGATTAAGACATATGTCTACTAAGAGCTGAAAGCTTATTCGTTAATAATCTTGGACAATACGAGTAGTATTCTATTCCATAAAATTAAGGACCTGAGACTAATAAATCTGTAATCACCGGTTGTTCGTTTTGCATGATCCTATTTTATTCAGCTATTGGTATTCTATGATCTGTGTGAATAAATACTCTGCTCTTATAATTCATAACATTTTTTCGTAAGTTATATTTGAATAAGTATTGTTTCTTAGTTCTTAATCCTTACAAATTATTTTATATGACTGGGTCTTAATAGAAGTCTATAACTTTCTTCTTTATACTTTGTAGAATAGGATACATATTATTCGTTAAACTAATTACTATACTAGGAATCCTCTTTAGTGTTTTATCTGTATACAACAAACTTTTTATTTGTTTAAATATATCTTAATTTGTATCCGGTATCCTATGTGCATTTATACCAGCAGAAACGTATTAAAATTATTCATAACTATTGACTCTTTATTGTTAAACGAAACCATAATTATAATCTACCCCTTGGTATTTAAATATCCTGTTGTTGTGTGTAATATGCATTCCCTTAGTATAAACTGTCTTGTATTTACCCTATTGATAATATGCGTACATATATTTCTTATGTTTTTCATCTTCCAACAAGTCATAATGTTTATGCAGCGATAAATAGAAGTAATCAACTTGGTCATATAATTATAGATCGTGTATAATTTAATGGTCTTTAGCGGAAGCATCCCAGTATTTGAATATGTCTGTCATTCCATATAATAAATGCATTATGACTCTTACTATCAAGAATGTCTGTATAAGTGGTATTTCTGGGTCTGTTGTTAACATATATTCCAGCGGATGACTATATTATACAAAAATTTCTGTCAAGGGTTATACCATTCTAATCTACCAGCTTTTAGATCCTAACTCACGTTCTATTAGAGATGTGCCATTAACATAACCATTTGGATGCTCATAGGCCTATTGATTACCTAAGGCAAAGCTAGTTATCCATTGAGTTACTATTATTTAGTTATTATTAGTAAACTTACAAAATCTCTAATAGAGAGTATCTTTTAACACATTAACGTGGTATCTAAGTTTTATCTGATATTACCCTTCATTATTAAGCATATTATACTTGCCTGGATTATTGCCAAAGTGTTGGTATAGTGCATACAATGGTCTGGATAATTTAACTCCTTATAGATAATACGCGCTGTCTATACTTATATAGTTAGATTAATAAGCTTATAATTCTTATCCGTACTGCTAGTCGAAATCTTATACAGATCCTATAAAAACAAAAGATTAAGTATATTTAAGATTAAAATTTTTTTTCATAAGTTTTTGTGTAGTTTCTATTTATTACTGAGTTTTTTAAATATCCTCTATAAGTTTTTCTTCTTGACCTTATTTAATTTTTCTATAATAAGTTGTCATTTAATCTATAAGTGTGCACTAATACTTATCCATCGATTCTCTATACATATGTTTCTACTCTTTCATACCCTATACTATCATAAGTAGAAAAGTAATTCTAGGTCTAAATACTGCGTAAGTGTGTTGTTTGAATATGTCTCTTTATTGTTACATGTATAAGAGAGCTGCTTCTTATTCTATCTTTAGATTCTTAGGGTCTATACCAGCTCTATTAATAGGAGCATTAATTATGTATTATGGTACAGGATCATTTTAAAATAACTATATTAAATTACCTCTATTAACAGGTCTAACGTGCTACACTTATGCTGGATGTATTTATTAATGTTACGGTATTACGTTCGGCATCTACTACGGAGCTTATACTGGATTATTTTAGTTTAATTATTAATTTTAAAGATTGTTAGGTTATACATTTTAATTATTAGGATTGATCTGTTGGTTGTTTAAATTATTTTAAGGAATTTATTAATTATTAGGTTATACGTTCTAATTATTGTTCTATTGATTACCGAGTTATATAGCAATATCTACATTTCTAAAATTAACTTATACTCTAGGATGCTACATTCTATTTTATATAATTGCTTGTTAGTTTCTCATCACTTATTACCATTAGGCCATTCTTTCTTCCCTTTCTTCTAATTATTCATCGTTCAATCTATTCAACTAATTTTGATCTAATTATGGTAACTCATCTACTGGACCTGCTACTAATGGTACTTAGACATTTGGTACTGCAGGTAAATTCTATTATCTTATAAAATCTGCATATTAATTAACTACACCCAATTATTGTGCAATAATAGCTAATCTTTATTACATTTCGGCATATAACATGCTTTAATCCATAGCATCTTTTGTTAAATCTTCTTATGCTTTATTTAATTACTCTATAGCCTCTGTAACATTGGTATCTGTAGTTTAATTATATACCTATTTAATATAATTAATTAATGCTGGTAAATCATAGAAGTCGCTATTATTCTGAGTTTAAATCATAGTAAGTTACTCTCTATATTATCTTAATTAGTCCTTATATATGCTGAGTATATCTTATAGTTTATCTTTAACTTCGTCATATAATTACTTTGATTTAGCTTTATAGTCATTAAAGTTCTGTATAAGTGTTTTATTAATGTCTATTATATAAAATGGTATGTTGTTTTGTATATAATTCTTATCTACATCCAACAAATTCATGCGAATAGATATATACATTAAAAATTCTCTTAAGGCTGGGTTAAATTACTATAAATAAACACGTGGATGCGTTGAGTATTTACTGCCTATATCTATAGTGACGTAATATAAAGCTTGTTATATGAAAAGTTCTTTGGTTGTTATTTCTACTAAATTAGCTACTATATAAAACAATTAAGATATAAATACATCTGTAGCATTTCTCTCTGCTTAATGAGCTGTCTGACAACCCTATTAATTTCTGGCTGAGTTTACATAAATACCACAACTATTTAAGTATGAAATAAACTCTTAACTAAAACTACCTAACCAATTAGTTTATACTGGAACATAATGGCGATTATCAACATATTCAAATTATGGTAGAGAAAATTTTGGTAATTATTCTAGTTCTTACTTCTCATTTTATGTTTAATAAAGAGTCCTTTAGTCAAAAAATAATTTCTTATGTAACGCATCACTATATAAATTATCTGCATCTAGCAAGTTAGTTCTAAACTACTCATTGTTAGAGTTACAATAAATTTAATCGCTAAACTATTCCATGTCTTTCTAAAATCCTATAGCAGGATAATATCTCTTAAGGAAAGTAAATATCTAATAAAAGTTATGCCAAAATGCTAGTCTCCTTGTTTTTGCTAAAGATAATATTATCAAAACATTAATAAATAAAAATATGACTGACATTAACTATATAGGTGAGCTGTACTGTATAGAAACGTGTACTTTATTTAATTATTTAAATTTCGTTGTGTTTGCGCTAGTAACAAAAATAGTTCTAATCGATTCTATAAACTCATCAACTAAGTACATATATTCTACTTTTATTCTATTAACGTAAGTATAATCACCTTTCAGCATCTAACTAAATATATACATGTTTATGAATACGACATTTTGTGTTTTAATAATCAGTGGATTTTTAATCAAATAATAAAACATGTTACTAATCTATGCTTATACATAGGGATTCTCTAAATTAAGTATTAAAACTTTTTACTCCATAATAAAGTTAAAATTATTTATTAGTACTATTATTGTATGGAATATATAATTAAACTAATCTATATATTACTCTGGTATATTCCACCTAAAGATTTTTTATACAGCTTAAAATATACGAGGGTCTGTGGTGTATTAGTTAAGTAATGACATGGTACTATATGTATTAAGTTAACTATGCATAAATTGTAGCATGAATTATAAATATCCGTAGTATTATATCAACTTATATTTACTTAGTCTAACCAATAACATAAATATTATTATTTAGACAACAAACATTGTATAATATATAGTAATGTTATGTAAATAGTCTATAGATACTAATCCTTGTTCTGTATAAGATCTAAATCTCATGTACGTCATCCCGACTTATACCTCTTTATAATAAAAATGTGTACTGTTAAAAGCATATTAATTAAAAGTTTATTGAATCTCATCGGTTAGTAAATAACATAATTTTGGTTTAAATAGTAAATAGTAAATGTTTTAAAATATATATTTTGTAATTGGTGAGATTACTACCGATGCTCCGACGTGCCTAGCTGCTAGTTTTAAATTGTATTATTACTTAAATGTCCATAATGCTAACAATAAAAGCATAAAACCGTTACAAGGTAACATGATCCCCCAAACTTCTACCCATTTTATAGTGAGCCATAGATCTATAATCTCGTCTAATATCTTAGTAAAGTCTATTTCTAAATTAATTGTTTGTTATCTATATTGGCTTTCTTAATAATATGTATAATATTTATAAGCTATGTATTTATCATATTTATGTATGTATTTTAAGATCATATAAAACCTATCTAGTTTATGTCTCCTAAATTAATCCATGTCAGATATTAAACCACACTATTACTCAAATTGATGCCAGTTCTTATGCCTTACTTTTATATCGAAATAAGTCATTTCTGTGTCTATACTTCTAATAATAATGTTTTCTATTGTAGGAAATTTGTATGTTTTGAATTTAACAACACTTGCTATCTTCATAAATATATGTATTTATTTTTATCTCTTATTATATTGTTGTCTCATATCATATTATTTTTTAGTAATGTTATAATAATATCTGTAATATTAATTTATAAGTCTTTATTTGTATTTATTTTTTATATACATAGCCCACTTAAAGTACGTGTTATTGTTTAAATACGTATGAACTTCTCTATCTATTTTATTATACTAATTGCGGATCTCGTAATATTGCTACTAAATGTTTTATGTTATGTTGTATTTGTTGTCATAATACTCATAATTTTATTTAAAACCCTTAATTTTTTCTTACATCTTATTGGTAATATCGTACTTATTGTCCATTATTCGTATTGCATCGTTAATGTACTGGTATATATTTGTTATTTATTTAATGTAGTGATTAGCATAATCTTCTATTTTATAATATAACTTGGTATTCATCACTATATTTTATAAGCTAAGATCTTTAAATTGTACTTTATTATCATATTAAGCATATTTGTTTAAAATATTTATTTTTTTTTCTAATGACTTAATATACGTTTACATATCTTCAAAGTACTAAGTAATGGGTTATGATTATATTAGCTGTATTAATTTTTTGTAATATTATTTTAACCGCTAGACTATGTCTTAAATACTATCTTATTACTAATTTGGCTTATATTCATACGTATATTAATATGTATACAGCTTACCTTCAATCCAAGCATTGAGCAATTAATCTATACTACACGTTTGTTTTATAAAATGATTGAGTTTCCATAACTTATAATCGAGTGGTATATCAGAATTATCAAACAGTATTTTAGTATAAATAGCCTTAACTTTATAAAATGAGTCTTTGCTGTAGTAACGATGTTTGTCTAATTATATTTATGTAAAATTGTACATGTCTTGAAACCAAGTTTTTACTTGTGGTAAGTATCTGTGATAAAAGTGTTACTTATATTCTGTTATAACTTGATTATAATTATGTTTTTAAGCGAATTTTATTATATCATATTTTTGTGACACATAATCTTTTACTTCTTAATACAACTTTGTATAAATAGGGATGTGGTAGTATTTACTTATTTTAGTAGCTCTGATAGGACATAATGTGTATTATTACAACTTAAGTGAACATTTTAATGTATTATTGTCTCTCTTAAAAGTCTTTTAGCATAGTCTAGACCTATATTTAATTTTTATTTGTTTTAAACTAGTAGTAGTAACTTTGTCTTTAATGAAACTGTATACACTATTCTTGTCTGGTAGATCTTAATAGACTTCTTATAACAACTCACTTAGTATTTGATATAAAGATGGATGATTAATTTCCTCTGTTAACGTTTTGGCGGTAACTATTAAGATGTCAGATTAGTATTTACGAATAAATTGCTTTATTGATTTAGGAGAATAAAATAGTTTTATTTTATAACTTAGTAAATGCGCGTTTTATTATTATAACAAGAAAATATTATTCCGTATCCTGTACATATATTCATCATACTATCTAATTAACTACGCTTGTATCTATTACTATCTTTGTATATGTTCATATTACTCATAATTAAGGCCTAAGAATTTCTTTATATCTTATTTGCTTATATCATACATTTATAAAAAGCTTTTTTTATAATATTTTAAATTTAATTATAATCTTCTTTAGACTCCGTACAACTTCTGTTTTATGTCTATACTACCTATTTAATGAATTTTCTAATTAATTTACTACCGTGTGTAATTGTATTGTCTTATGGCATATTATTTCAACTTGTCGCTGTATCTGTAGTATTTATTACTTAATTTCTAATATTATGTACTGTTTCTTATTATATAAACATAATCAGTAATATTATTTAGTACGCTTTACGCTACTTATTTAGTCCTATTATTAATACTACTCTCTATAATAGATGCATAGAACTTCTAAACATAGTCTTGTGTAACGTTAAACGAGTAAGTAAGGTTATATACTATTTTATATTATTGGAGTGTGTACTATTGAACTACGTATTATTTTAATTCTATAATTTATTATACCATTTCATTTTACTGTTAAATTAATTAATCTACGTAGTAATTAGTTATGTTTTATATAGCATATTGTATTCAAGATCTTGTACTGAAGTATTATTAGTAATACTATCTAACTTAAATAATCGTTTATTTTATTATTATTAGTATTTGTTTATATTACAAGTCATCTATTTAAAATTATTATATATAATCTCTCAGTATTCTTTGTATCTGTATTTACTACCATTTATAATATAAACTCGAGCCTAGTATAATCTCTCTATAATGTTTAATCTTACTCTTAATAATCTACCAACCTATAATAATTTTATGTTTAACTTCTAAGTTTACTTCAGTATTCTTAATTTATCTATAATAATGTCTAATTTGTCTCAATGAGTACTACAATCTAGAGAATACGTTATATTATAAAAGTTATGGTTCTGCATGAAATGCTTATTAAATTAATTATTATAATTTTAGTATAAAATTCTTCCCGTATTGACATAATTTTTACTACTGAGTGCATTCGAACAGTTAACTGTCTTCTATATTTTATAATATTATTTCGTAGTATTCATTCAAACTTCCTAGTATTTTCTACATGGCCGTGTATAATGTATCACGAACAGATACCGGAGTTAGTTTCTAAAAAAATTCTAAAAAAGTATGACTATCGCCAAAGCTATCTATTATATGTAATCTCATTTACTCGAATTTTATGTTAAATCCTTTATATCCTGCGCGAATAACTTCATCTAAAAATGTTACAAGAATAGAACTTCTTTTAGTATCTGCATATAATTATTATATATATTATATTGTATTAGATTACCATTATTAAATTTATTATAACCATTTTTACACTATTTCTTCTATTATGTCTTCAAATCTTCTATCACGTTAGCTGTAAGTACCATACTACTATTCTTAACGCTTATACACCTACACCGCAAATTAAGCTTTTTATTTAAACTATTAATTTTCATCTATATCATTTATCTTATTTTGTAATTATTGTTCTATATATTTAAAATACATGTCAAAATCATACGCTTTTATTTATTAATATTAATGATGTATCTTATTAGCTAAGTATTGTGGTAGTCCTTTATGATCATATATATATAGTATTTCATCGTATACATTATTTATATTTTTTACGACCTGACTGTATTTGTTTTCTATATAATATTATATTTATTCTTTTTAATAAACTATTTCCGCTACTACATTATCATACTTATATTATAATTATTGAACAAATTTTGGTGTAATTTATTTCAAAACGAATTGCAACGCCATAACTTCGCAGTCGACATGTTAATAACCTTATTTTCTATTATGCCAACACGATTACAAACCTGCTTATTAGAATTCTAAGACTATCTTTCTAATACTATAATGTTCTTTTAAATTAAATGTAAGTTACGAAATTATTCGTTATGGTAAACTATATTCGACTTAACCTGGTAACTTGTTGATCACATTAATAGGCTTTTATGGTATAACACCTAACTCTTGGGAAGTTCTACAGAATTCATAAACCATGTATGCTTGTAAGTAGTTCTATTCGTATATGTATGTCTCGCATTAATGTGTAAATTCTTCCAGTGCATTATAGTATTATGCGTGTTGTAGCAACAATTAATATCTATAATGGAGTGCTTCTGGTGTATTAAACTAATCATAATTATAAACTCTAGTACCTAGTTCTATATCTCTCAATGACTAAGCTATATTGTCAGCTACCTATTTTATCCACTACTTATATTATTCTTTAGTAATACCCAAATTTTCTAATAGTGCTACTTGATCTTCTACTAGCTTATCTTACATATACTCCTCTTGCGAATATCTATAACCTGTACGCCCTGGTTCTTCTAGGCTATCTAAGTAGTATGCATGATCCATACCAACGGAATATTTTACATCACACTTATCTAAAACCTTTATAATCTAAAGTAACTTCATATTGTTCTTTTTTGAATAGTAAAATATTATTCTTGTTCCTATTTTTTACAAACTATATCTTGTAGTTAAAGTATTCGTTAAAAGATAGCTTATTTAAGATGTTCCCACATAAGTATATTTCTATAAATTATCCATAACACACTAAAATACTTTTGGTATAAATTATAGGGGATTAGTTTGTTTAGCTTCTTCGTATTAATCATCTTTGCACCCTTCACAACTAAACCACTTATTATTCTTAACAAACAATTTAGCACTATCTACCTATACAATGAATTCATTTTACGTTTTCATAACTTTGTATTCTTACAGAGGTGTGTTAGGTTTATTATCCTTATATTAATACCATGATTACATAACGGGTTATGCAAAATGAAGGGATAACATAGCTATAGTGATCAACAATACTATAACGAAAAATATACTACACATTGTGCATTTAAATGCCCTCGTGAGATAACCTGAACTTCTATACTTCATTTTAAGTTTCTCAGTCACTGGTTATTCTTTCTATTATACTTCTTCATTAACCATATATTTATTGTGGAAAAGCGAGGCTTATTATTTGTAATTTAGTCTCATATCTATTTATGTTATAGCTCTAGATATCATTTTAAATAAAGTAGGTGTTATCCAGTCTAATTCTATTTCTTAAGCTCTTGCATATTCTTATTCATTGAAAGCCTCTGGATTACAAAATACGAATACTTTATAATAAGCTTCTAAAGTAGCAGCTTCATTTATGTGCATGCGTGACATTTCTTCCAATATTTACTTTTTACCCAACAAGTCTTTCTCACTTTTAAATGCGAATGGATTTTCATGATTTAAGTATCGTAATGATTATACTGCTTATTCTGTCATATCGTAATCTCCACGTCTATTCCTATCTTCTGCATACCTCAATAAATTATCAGTTAATCGCTTGTCTTCTGCTAGTCTTTTTTATTTCATAACGTGTTGTTTATTAAATTCTTACCAAACTTCTTGTTATTCTTAACCCAATTCTCTTATTTGTTTGTAATAAAATTTCTTTCTGTCTTTATTACTCATATTCATTATTTCATCTGGTACTTAAAAGGGTTTCTTGAGTTACACCTAAACTTATTTCTTAACTGACTTATTCTCATTTGCTTTGGTTATAGGTTTGTCCAAAACATGTCTTAAAAATTTATCTGGATAAAATTCTGAAAAGGAGCTTTTAAACTTATTATCTATAACTTAATAGGCACTTTAGGCAATTGGGGGTAATTGTAAATGGTCTAAATTTTATTTCATAGAAATCATAAAAATCAAATCTTAATATTATTTTAGCGAAAGTGGTACATTAGTTTTTATTACACTATTATGATAAGCTACACCATAATGAAATGTATACTATTATAGGTCTTTTAAAGACTTAGAAAAATTTTAAAACTACTACTAAGTAAACAATGGTAATATGTGGTCTGCTAATGTTATTTGTGGAGTACATTAATGTTCTAGTGTTTTATAATATTTCAAATATTTTTACTAACTGTCAAAGTTGCTTCTTATAAAATCATGTGTCAACTCTTAGTAATTTACTCCCGTTTATTCCCTAATAAGAGCTTCTTCCTTGAGAGTATATGTTCTATTACTAAAAAGTAAATAATAGAGTTGTTTAAATAAGTCATCTTATTATTCTAATGATCTGCCTTATTCGTATACTTAATATAATTAAACTCCGTTTATAGCTGCACCGGCGAACGCTGCTGCGTATCCAAAACAATATCCATCTGGCATAGGCCATACAAACATATTAGGTGCTCTTTTACCTCCTATTGCTGCAGTGTACATATTTAAGCCTTAAGTATTATAGTACCAATGTATATATTCTCAGTATTTCTTTATTAATCTATGGTGTGGGGGTTAGCTTTTTCTTTTTTGTTAAATGCTCTAAGAGCTGATTCAAGGACGTCACTAGCAAAAGTGACATAATTCTTCGTTAGTACGAAGAATTGAGAGATGAGTTTCATCTACTCATCTAGTTAAGTCCTTAAATATACAACAATAAATATATTGAAAAGAAAATCTTACATAGTTTAAT